TCGCAGCGGCTCCCGCACCCAGCAAGCCAACCCCTGCGCCTGCTGCTTGTTGGAATATAGACGGTGTCGGAGCGCTAGGCGATAACACCGTGCCAAGGGTCATCTGAGATGACGGAGCGCCTTTGTATATATCAGACAAGAAGCCTAGTCGCTGATAAGGCTCATACAGATCTTGATATGTGTTCTGACGAGCAGCATCAAGTTGCTGTTGCGCTATGTTGCGCTGCTCCGCACCCAGGTTCTGCAACGTCGCAATATCCTTGAGACCGGTAGTCTGTGCTAGTTCAGCGGCACCCAGTTGTTGTCCACCAATGCCCGCCTGCACCCGGCCAAGATCACCGTACAACGCGCCAATGCCGCGCATCAGTTCTGATTGCGCCTGCTGTCGCCGCTGTTGGTTTTCAAAAGACGTAGCTGCCGTTTGCAGAGCTTGCTGGTAATTCTGCGAGTACAAATCAGCCAACGACTTCGCTCTTACGTCAGCAAAACCCCGCCCTAATTCTGCGCTTTCCACGCCAAAGCGGCTACCACCAAAAGACCCACCGGCACCTGCGGCAAGTTGGTTGTATTTAATCGCCTCCTGCCGTTGCAGTTCCTTCATCGTCTGGTCGATGACTTCCTGCTGGTACGGGTTCATGTATGCAGATAGGTCGTCGGGCCGGAACATTTGAGCAGAGCCCTGTGCCGCCGCCGTTGCAGCGGCTAATGCGCCGTCGTCACCAAGAGCCTGACCTACCGTCCCAAGACCTGCTGAAAGAGCGTCCGTACCGGAAGTTAAGTAGTCCTTATATCCTCCGATACCCCCTGTAGAGGTTAGATCGGCTGAAAGACCCGGTGTGCCTTCCGTTCCAAAAAGCTGACTTTGAAGATCTGACAAACCCGCTACCTGATATTCAGGAAGATCTACCGGCATATCTGCGAGGTTTTTTGCAGATTCCAAAAGGCCTAACTTGATTGCCTCAATTTCAGGGGCTTCGCGTACAATCTGTTCCTGAATAGTTTTATCAACCATGACTATGCCCTCATCTCAAAGTTACGCATCATGGCGTACATGTTTTTGGCACCGTTCTCGCGGTCCTTTTCTTTGTTGCCCGTTGGATTAGGTGCTGCACCGCGAACGGCCTTTGCCGTCATAACAAACTCACCGTCAGATAGCATGGCCGGTATGTCATCAGAACGCTCGGTTCCCGGACCACGTACTAAGGTTTCGCGCCGTGGAAACGACATAATGCCACCCTTCGCAACTTGCGCGACGGGAACAAGTCGGGTCTGGTTGGGATTGTAGTTATAGTTAAGACCAAGCCTTCTCGCGGCCTCGTCGCTGTACAATTGAGCAACCTTGTACTTGCCAGGGTCTTGAGCATAAAGCTCAGATCCAACAGGTTGACCGAAACCTGTAAGCATGGACTCATCTGGATCGTCAGGCGGTGGCGGCGTGTCAAAAGCACCAAGGCCATAAGCCGTCAGTCCCGCAGCAGCGGCAAGGGGTCCGTACTGTTTAAGCATACTTGGGCTGGCGTCTTTGGCTAACTTTGTAGCGATTTTTAGTTGCGCCTCAGTTGCTTTTAAAGGATTTATGTTATTCGCCTTTAATATGTCTACTGCGGTTGTTTCTTTCGCGAAAGGTGTAAATTCTGCAAATTTAAAAGGTTGCTCGACAGTAGGTATGTTTATTGAGGAGGTCGTTGGAGCCGGTACTGGGGCCGTTGTTGGGGCCGTTGTTGGGGCCGTTGTTGTGGCCGTTGTTGGGGCCGTTGCCTTACCAGAAACCCTAAGACTGGAGGGGTCAGCAAGTTCAGTTGTTGTGGTAACCGCGTCAACTACAGGACCACGGGGATCAAACGTCTTACCACCTAAGAACCGACCAAACGCATCTCCGTCACCCCCGAGAGCGTCAGATAGTCTTCCGACTTGATCTCCAAAAGTAGCCGGAGACCTCCCTGGAATAGTTGCCAGAGGAGCAAATCCATCCGCCCCACCATAATAACCTACGGTTTCTCCTAAACCTCTTTGGAAACCTTCAAAGCCTCCCGGACCCGTACCACCAAAATTAAACGCTCCTTTAAGGCCTCCTGCAAGGCCCGCAATACCCCCGGATATGAGGCCAGATTTAAGAGAGTTTTTAAGGCTGTTTCCACCTGCCAAACTTCCCGCAACGCCACCAATAAAGCCTGCGCCTATTGACCCCGCGCCAAAGAGACCCGGCGCGAGGCCACTTAAAAATGGAACACCAAAAGCCGTCGCCGCTATCGGCAAGACGATAGGTGCGGCCTTCTTGACGACCCTCGCAACGCCCTTAACAGCCTTCTTGACCGCCCGGAATATCTTCTTGAAAAAGAACTCAGGCATACCCGTGTCTGGGTTGATGCTGTTTAATTCGCTACCTACAACGAATTCCTGCGGGTCCAAGCCCATGTCGCGCATCTGACCAAACAAAAGTTCTTTGACCTTTGGGTTGGCCTCAAGAACCTCCATAGGCACCACGGTCTCGCCTTCCGCAGCGTGAACGATGTAGATGTCACCGTTACGTCCGTACTCTGCAAGTTTCTCGGCTTGGTCTCTAATCGAACCAATGCCAACGGGTGCTAACGCATAATCAGGAGATACATCTGCAAACGATTGCAGTCCATTAGAAAGTGTCTGGTGAGATTGCTGCATGGCTATGAGTACCGTAATTCTAGGATACTTGCGAAGACAAATATCTTCGACGCCGTATCGCAGTTCAAAATGAGTGCGTCACCGGCCTCTAAGTTAAACGGACCTTCAAGTGACGTTTGTGCGAGAGTTCCGAGACTTATCTTGTCCAGAGTAACAGTCGTAGACGCGGAACTGTCGGTTATCTTAGGAAATATTACTATAGTGCCAGAGTGACTGTTATACAAATTTATGTTCCGCACGATGGCTTGCGTTACAACGGTAGGATCCGTCTGTGTAGCAGGACAGGTGTACACGGTAACGTCTCCTGTAGAGCCAACCAGACTTGCCGCGTTTTTGTACGCTACGCCCATTATTCACCAAACCATAACATGCTTTGCGTTTCGTCGTCGCCGCTCACTACCGCAGGAAACTCTAGCTTTGTCAGGGCCATCTCTATGTCGCGAAGTATTCGCGTAAACGCCTCTGTATCATACTCTTCCGGTGGAGTAGGCATCGAATGGTCTAACAACTTTACCATTACCGCTTCCCATCTGGACGGAGATTCATGCGTAAGTCACCTAGTGTCCAATTAATGTCCAACGAGGAACTCTCTACACGGACCACGGCTTGTCGCCCTCGGGCTCGGACAAAGGACTGTTGCGTACTGTTTGTAACAGTGCTCGTAGACTGTGTCTGTAGAGAATCTAACGGAAAGTTTCGTGTCTTGAGCACATAGTTTACGGAACCAGAACTATCTCCACTTGTGTCGTTGATACGGATGTCTGGTATTAATTTGTCTACAAACATAAATTGTTCGCCGTCTCCGATATCAAAATCCGTAGACTCTATGAAACAAGACATTGCGCTGCCATCGTCATTCTGACCGCTCTCATGCGCGTATATGAACTGAACTCCACTCGACGCGCCTCCTGCTCTTGGGTTGTCATGAGCCCCTGAGTCTACCCAGGCTGTTCTGGATAATGTGCCAATGTCCCAAGCGCCTTCGGTGTAGTTAAACTTTACATAACGGTCTATCTCGTCAGAACTAGACGAAGCGTAGAACCAAAAAACTTCATCAAACAATTTGTTAGAAGCCGCAAAAAACTTAAAGTCTTGAGCCAGATTTATGTCCGAGAATACGTGATCTAAGACTGTGCAAGGGATGACTTGAGTGCGACCACTGTACGCATAGAAATTGTTTCTTCCCATCCAGAATGCGCGATCACCAGAAGCTACAGCAGCATTCGGACCTATGATTGATATGTTGTCTGCAAGAAGACTGAACGTAAATGTATACGGAGGTCCGGTGAAACGCATGGCATGAAGAGAGGCATCCGTCCAAACCAATATCTCCTGTCGCGTCCTATGTGCGGTAACTATCTCGGATCCAGAAGATATGCGTTGAGAACCTGCGGTGTTCGTTGCAGTAGGAAACCAGTCGAACGGATTTTCTTGGTCACTCCACCTAACCATCAGAAGGTCTTGTCTAGTGTCACCTATAGGATTGGCCCCAAAGCACACCAAATGTCTATCGGACCCTGACAACATCATACGTCGCACTATTGTTGGCGCACTTACGGCCCCGGAGGAATCCGCTAAAGAGACTGCTCTAGCACTTAGACCTAAAGTCTTGTCCCAGTAATAGGGCGTACCATCAAATGCATTGAAGGTGAGGTCTTCACCCCAATTGTCTTGAGACCAAAGACGAATGTTTGATCCTTCATCTGTCGTAATGTTTGCGGCCTCACCCCACCCTACAAAAGAATTCGCTTCTTTAACGGCAACGTCGTCGTCATGTGCCGCTGCTGTTGTTCCGCGAACACCGCGAACCACACCTGCATTTAAAGTGTTCGTGCTCTTACCTGTATATTGGATAAGCTCGTCGTCAATCAGTATAAGACCGACAAATGTTACACTTGCTCCACTGCTACCTGCTGCTGCCGTTGTGCCGTCTGCCCCACGGGTAAGATCCGAAAGCACGTTAGAGTTGTTGTTTCCGTACTCAATCTTTTCACTGCCAACCAAGATCGTTCCTTTGGCTGGAAATGACGAGGAGTTTGTAAGAGGTATTGATGTGCTTACGTCAGTTATATCCGCAGATAACGTTGTAGAAGCTGTTTCAAAATCTGTCGCGGAGGTCAAAGAGAGAGATGTAACAGAGTTGTTAATCGCGCCATCAAGCGTTGTCTCAGAAAAAGAACTACTGTATCCCCCCCACAAACCGGCACCCCATCCGGTTCCCGGAACAACTACTCCCAAACCTGCGCTTATCTGATATGCCGCGACAACAGAGGACCCCCCACCTGCTGTGCTACCAGAGGACGCACTGCCGGTTGTCGTCACCGTATACGTGTTTGAGTTAACCACGGTAATCTCAAACTCAAGGTTTATCTGAGCCGCCGTAATTCCATCCGTTGTTGTTGCCCCAGATATCGTGACAAAGTCACCTGTTCGAGCACCGTGGTTTGTGTCTGTGATGGTGATCACATTACTACTAGAGGAGCCCGTTGTAATCGGGTTCGACCCTAGTGTCTGTGTACGCCTCAAAGGCGTTATGTCATGAAACGTGCCACCTTCTTCTATGAAAAACTTTTTCTCTGTACCAACGCCCATAAGTTTCGAGGCATCTAAAGTAGAGAAGACATGAAGAGATCGTGTAGTTCCCTGCACAGAGTTAGAACTTACCTTCGTCCAACCCCCCAGCTTCTCGGCTCGACCTTTACGAAAGCGTATAAGATTAGAGTCAAACCAGCCATTCTCCGCCGCATAGGAGGTAGACTCCTTATTAATTCCAGGATTAAACGCAACCTTTGTTAAGGGCATAATTAAGATCCGAGTTCAGGCCAATCATATAAAATACCAGACTTGGTGGTATTGCCGCCGCTGTCCGTTGTATATGTAATAAACAAAGCCTCAACCGCCGCTGTATCCGCAGCGTTGTCGATGGCTGTTTCCATCTCTGTTGCTTTGGTGCGGATGGCGTCCCGCCATGTTTGTATATTGGACGGTATAGCAGTGCCTTTGTCAGCCTTCCTCACTACCGCCCAATCAGTTTGGAAAAGAAGTGATTCTTGTTGTTTCTTTACTTCATCCTTTAATTTCGTTTTCACACCGGACGTTATAATTTTATTCCCGTCAGAATCTAAAACGTCTTCCATCTTCTGCGTGTACTTAACGTCATCGTCTCTATCGGTGTCGAGAACTTCTTTATTATCGGGGTCTAAGAAAATAAGTACCCCGTCTGAGTTCCGCACTGGAGTCTGACGCGCCGTATCGTCTAAGGATAAAGCCGTTGAGCTTACACTGCCGTCTGCATTGTGCGAGGATAGATAAAGCCGCTGATCAGGAAACGGTTGCATTACAACCTCAGAAATACCCGCTGCCTTTTTCTCATCAGCAGACCAGACTTGCCAGTTCTTAGGCTGTAGGGTGCCGTCCGCATCTTTCCATGCGCGACCCGGTCTTATTGTCTGACCATTAACCTTGTATACTGTGGTCATTATCTTTCTCCAATCTATCTTACGCGCATATGCGACTTTGGACCCAACTTCTTCCGGTGCCGAAGATGAACAGGTTTGTTTCTGCGACGAATTACTTTCCTAGCTATTTTAGCCTCTACTTTTTGCGCCATGCTCTTATTACCTTGCTTTCGCCTGCGCTACACCAGACCCGCCAAATGGATTCTCAGCCATTGCTAGATAGACGTAAGTACCCCCAGAAGTATTTGTAGCTCCCTGAGTTCCACGCAACTTAAACCCATTAGCAGTAAAATCCATATAAGATGAACCACTTTCAGTGCCAGAACTGTTTGGCTGTAATTGTAGATCTAATGGATTAAAGGGGTCACGCGCAGCATCATTGATATGCCACCCTTCAGTAGAATCAGTTCTTTTTATCATGATAAATGATGGTTTAAATCCACTGCCACCGTCATTAACTTGTACAAATGGTCCGTCAGCAGAGCCATTCCCTGTGTAAGTTCCGCAAGCAATCAAACCCGGCGTTTTAGCAAAACAATACGCAATGTAGGCGGCATCATTGTCTCTATCAGAACCGATACTGAAGACAGACGAAGTGGGTGCGGTATTATTCCACGGACCTGATCCAGCACTTTTTGCATTGGTAAGATTTAAGAATAAATTATTTGTCCAACCAATATCATCACTACCAACTGACCAATTCGCATCACCCACAGCCTCCAATACTTTAAGTATAATATAATTAGGTGCGCGTGAGAGGCCATGACCCACAGTGTCTCCGGGCGAACCACCGCTTCCGGGATCATACTTGACAATCGAAAACCCGCCATGACTAGCTACAGACACAGTTGATGCAATGTCACCATCCGAATTACTAGAACCAGAGCCACCAGCTTTCCAGCACCATGCAACATAGGTTCTTGTGTTTGTATTTGCACCAGCCGACCCATCACCTAATGTGAACCCATCAGATGCAAAC